CCTACCATTGAAAAAGCGTCTACATTTATAGTTAGTTTAGGGCGAGGACACGCCGCTGGAAAATTAGATATGAGCCAGCCATTATGGGCTAAGGGATTAAAAGATGTAAAATTAAAAGAACATAATTATCATAATAAATATACACTAAATCCAGAGGGAATAAGCAATAGAAAATATAAATTAAATAACCCAGTTTATTCAAATTTAGTAGGTTATTATGAAAAACCTTTAGTTAATTATAAAAAAACTATTAAAACACAACCCAGATGCCGACAAACACAATTCACAGCTAGACACAAAGATATTTATTCAAAAATCATACCATATATGGAAAGAATTAGTTGCGAAATGGCGGCAAAGCTCCCAGCCCATTATGGGAAGCAAAATCAATTCATTCAAAAACATAGAGAACGTATCGGACAATCTTGTTATAGCACTATTACAATCAATAAAAATTTTAGAACTGCGATCCATATAGATAAGGGAGATTTTAAGGACGGAATTGGAACGATAACAACGGCCGGAGATTTTGAAGGTGGCGAATTTTGTTTGGTTGATTATAAAGTAGCAATAAACGTTAAGCCGACTGATTTATTATTTGTAAACGTCCATAAACATCACGCTAATTTACCTTTTGAAGGAACACGATATTCAATGGTAAGTTATGTAAGAGAAAATATAAAAAAGTGTGGGTTAAAATATGATTATAGAGTAGTTATACCAAGTTATGGACGAAGCGAAGTCTTAGGACAGAGAACATTGGCTATGTTAGAGCGGGGCGGTGTGCCGAAGGATAGAATTGATATATGGATAGTTAAGGAACAATTAAATGATTATTTACAATATGAAATTGATGGATATAGAATTATGGAAGGTGTATTAGGAATTAATAAACAGCGTGAATTTATATCCAATTATTATGATGAAAATACGCCATTAGTTTGGTGTGATGATGATTGTGATGGGTTATATGAAAAAGTATTAGTAGGGGATACATATAAACATAAGGAAATCGTAGATTATGAATTATTTTTTTTAAATTCATTTGATAAATTATGGGATAGTGGTTATAATTTAATGGGTGTATATCCATTAAGAAATATTGGTTGGATGAAAAATAGAATTACAACTGGATTAAAATTTATTATTGGGGCATTTAGAATGACTTTTAATAAAAGAATTTGTGAAAAAACTGATTTTCCTTTTTGTGAAGATTTTTACAGAACATTAAATTATTTTAAAAATGATGGAGGATTGTTGAGAAATGAAGGTGTATATATTAAACATAATTTTTGGACTTTAGATGGTGGGATTGATAAAAAAGTATTACGAACTAAAGAAACTAAACGTAAATTAGTTAATAAATTTGTAGAAAGAAACCCTGAATATGCTAGAAAGGTTGAAAAAAAAGATGGGAATTGTGATATTAGATTAAAAAACGTTAAAGCGTTTGACGCTAAAAAGCAAACATATTTTTTGTTTAGTTGTGATTGGGCCGATGAAGATGATATTGATAGAATGATACAAATATATAAAAATATGAAAAAGCAAGGTTTTAAGGTGAAGATTTATATGTATTTATCCACATATATGCTATATGAACCATATTTATATGATATTTATTGTGAAGGTGATATTGAAGACGCTGAAAACATCATTAGTATTGAAAATTACATTCATAGAAACCATTTTATATTTACTGGGATTAAAATAGGGATGATTTATTTGAAAAATAATAAAGAAAATATAAATAAAATATTTAAGACTGAAAAGAAAAGAAATTTAGTTAATAATAGTATAATTAAATTTACGAGCGACAATCCAATATTAGATGCGCTTAATGAATATATAGAAACTAATAGAAAATTTGATAATAAAACGTTTACTAAATATTTAGAAATATTTGATATTTAATCGTCCCAGACGTCCTCATATTCCCGCTAATTTTCAGTTAAATTGAAATTTTTTAAAATTAATCTACGTCTTTTTGTTCGTTCAACGCCTTTTAATCCAGCTAATTGTTTTTTTAATCCCTCTTTTGTTATTGATCCAGTCTTTTCTTTTGGTTTATTTTTACCGCCTAATTTTCTCCCCTTTTTTTGTGGTGGTGGTTTGACCTTTGGGGGCAATTTAGGTCTGCCTCTCGGTCGCTTAGGTTTAGGGGATTTTTTTTTAGGTTTCGGTTTAATTATTCTTTTACCGCTAGCACTAAATTTTTTTTGTGGTGGTTTAGTTAATTCTCTTTTTTTTTTAGCCGACGCTATACGTAATTGTTGTTCGTCATCACGACAAGTCGTATACGTCGCTCCCTTATTATTTACCCTTGTAAAACATTTATATCCTTTTAATTTTCCCATCTTTTTTTTTCCATTACCCGCTGACGACATATATAATTAGTAAAGTTTATTTTCACGCCTTTTCTCTTCTTTGGCTCTTGGCTCATCCCCTTTAAATGCTGGGAAACCTTCAACCTTCATTTGTTTTTTTGCTTTTTTTGGTTTTGCTTTAACAACTTTTTTTGGTGCTGATTGTTTTTTAACTGGTTTTGGCTTAGATTTAGGTTTGGCTTTTGGTGGGGATTGTTTTTTAACTGGTTTTGGTTTAGAGTGTTTACCGCCTTTATCACTACGAATTTTTCTATCCACTTCAACTGGTTTAGATTTAGGTTTTCTATCCATATCTTTCTTCTCACACAATTTATACATCTTACCTTTAAAATTTAACATTACTCCACTCATTTTATAATATAACTTAACATTTAAATTTCTCTAAAATTAATTTTCCTTTATTAAACATCTTATCATAATTTTTAGGTTTTAGCAATTGAAAATCTTTATCTGGTAATACAACACTCTCTAAATTTAATCTATTTATAGGCAAGTGTAATATAATAGGTTCATCCGCACATTCGCCACAAACTTCATCACACGCACATTTCCACGATTCATCACTAAGTTCCTCTTCAACGATCATTTCTAAGGGATTATATAAATAATCAAACTCTTGTAAATCAACCATAATATCAATTAATTGATTTTTCTTAAGCTTGCTAATACCAATAACATTTTTCTCTTTACAAAATTCTTTTAATTGTTTCATATTATATTTCATTAAATTCTCTGCTTTACTCATTATATAATTATTATTTATTTTTTTTTAGATGTTATTTCTACATTTAACGATTGTCTTTTTTTAAGCGCTTTAATTTTTTTTTCTAATTGGGTAATATAATATTGATTAGTCCCAGTTTTTTTCATACCCATCATAATATTTTCGGCACTCGTAATTCGCTCTGGGATTTTTCTAGCATCTCCTTGGGTTGCTAATGGTTTACCTTTTCTTTTTCTTAACAATTCTTTTTCTTTTTTATTTTTAGCTGCTTGGGCTTTACTTGGTGGTAAACCCTTAGGCTCAGCTTTTTTTTTAATAATAAATTTCTTAGGCATTTTATATATTATCAATATATAATTTTTTTATAAAAATAATAAAAAAGAGTGGGAAAATAAGGACGTCTGGGACGTGGATTAATAACATATTTTTACTGTAAAATTTTGACTACCACTATGATTATTAGCAACACGAACTCTATAATATTTATATCCAGAGCTAATAGCACTAGTCCCTATTTCTCCAGAGTTTTCCGCATTTGATGAAAAATTTAAATTTGAACCTTGAAAATAGGTTGAATTATCAACTGAGTATTCAATAAAAGCATTGTAAGTCCCATTTGTATCAGCAACTATACTAATACCAGCGTGGGTGATTTCTCTAGGTTTTGTGAATACATTACTAGTTGTTGTTGCTGATGAACCGACTGAGGCATTTAGCAATGTTGTTTCAGTCATAGTCCCATATCCATCATCTATTAATTGAACTGCTGTTTCAATATCTCCTAATTTTTGGTCTATTCCAGTCAAAAGAACTTCATTCGCAGCGTGATCGGTATTCGCCGCCGTCAGTAATACTTCAATCGCCGCTAAATCTGTAGCACAGGCGGCCGTTGATGTTTTAATAGCATCTGTATCAGAATCAATAGTCCCTAATAAGGTTTCGTTGGCTGCGTGTTTTCCATTCGCCGCTGTAAGTAATACTTCAATCGCCGCTTGGTCTGTTTCAATCGCAGTGAGCGTTGTTTCTAATGTATCTAATTTACCTTCAACATCATCCAAGTGTCCGATAATAGTTGATTGATTACTCGCTGTTGAAAATCCACTAATATTCCCACTAGATATATTAACATTTACTTTGTTTGACCCAACACACGCAGCTAAAGCTCCAGTATCATCATCAATATTTCCTAAATGACCTTCCGCATTTGTTAGTAATACTTCGTTAGCTGCGTGGTCTACATTCGCCGCCGTTAGTAATACTTCAATCGCCGCTTGGTCTGTTTCAATAGCAGTGAGTGTTGTTTCTAATGTATCTAAATTATCGCTTAAATGATCTAATTTTCCTTCAACTCCGTCTAAATGTCCTATTATAGTATCTTGTTTAGCGTGTGTTGATAAAGCGCTAACATCAGTCGCCCCACCGCTTACACGTAATAATCCGTTAGCATCCACAGATAAAGGGACGTAATCTCCATCAGCTCCAAAATCGGATTGTGAATCTTGCCGAACTACCATCATCATAACACCTTTATCGCCAGAATTATGTGCTGTATCTTCAGTCTTAACTATATCATCTAAGGCTTGAACTGCTGTTTCAATATTTCCTAAATGAGCTTCAGCATTTCCTAAAGTTGTTTCAGTCGCAAACCCACTAATATTTCCACTAGATATATTTACATTAACTTTATTAGATCCCACACACGCTTCTAACACATCAATCCCAGTATCAATATTTCCTAAGTGTGCTTCGGCATTTGTATTAATAACTTCTATCGCCGCTAAATCTGTAGCACAAGCGGCGGTTGATGTTTTAATAGCATCTGTATCAGAATCAATAGTCCCTAATAAGGTTTCGTTGGCTGCGTGTTTTCCATTCGCCGCTGTTAGTAATACTTCAATCGCCGCTTGGTCTGTTTCAATCGCAGTGAGCGTTGTTTCTAATGTATCTAATTTACCTTCAACCCCATCTAAATGTCCTATCATAGTTGCTTGGTTTCCTTCAATTCCGTCCACGTATCCTGTTATCGCCGTAAGTGAGGTTTCAATCCCATCAACGTGTCCGATAATAGTTGATTGATTGGCTGCTGTTGAAAATCCAGTTATATTCCCACTAGATATATTTACATTTACTTTATTTGACCCAACACACGCTTCTAACACATCAATCCCAGTATCAATATTTCCTAAATGTGCTTCAGCATTATCTAAAACTCCATCAATAGTATCTAATTTAGAATTTGTTGAGGTTTGTAAACCTTCCAATCCATCTGTATTTAAATTAATAGCGTTGGCGCTTACTGATGTCGCTTCGGCAATAACTCTAAGCAATCCATTACTATCAACTTTTAATGGCGCTAAGGCATTTCCAGCAGAATTTAAGGCTAAAACTTTTGTCCCATTAATACTAGTCATTTTATATATATATAAAATATTTTAATTATAAAAAAAAATTATTTAGATTAAGATACTTGACGCATTCATAGTTATAAAATTAGATCCAGTTATAGTTTCTAAAGGGACTACCTCAGCATAGACGCTATGATTTGGTAATACTTTTAAATTGAGTTGATGATCTATGTGATTTGATTTATCATTAATTAATAATTGTGTTTCTAATTGTCTTGCCCCACTATTAAGACTTTGTGTATATATTTTTATCATAGTTGCTGTTTGTGCGAATGATGATAAATGAATGTCTTTAATTAATAAAGTTTGTGAATGAGATACTCCACGAATAAAGGCTTGGGATTGTGAATGAGTTGCTTTAATAAATCCCATTAATGATGATGTCCCAGTTTTTTTTACACTAATATCCCCTTGATTACAATTACCAGTTCCATTAGAACTCATCTCTACTTTATTAATAATAGAAAATGAATTTGTCCCACTAGTTAAACTAGCATTTGAAGTTCCCGCCATAGTAAATTCAGCAACTCTTGGCTTATATTTTAGACTATCCCCAGCATCGCAATACAAACCACTAACTCTAATTTTCCTAGCGCCAATTCCAGCCGCCGTATCAGTCGTTACGCTACTTACAACATCAACAGCAACAACACCATTATATTCAATATAAACAGAATTTAGATTAAACCCTACAACATTTCCAGACCCCGCAATTGATTCATCAACACCTTTAATAGTTAAATTATCAAAATTAGATGACGTATTTTTTATCTGATTATAGATTGGCTCTTTTTCTATTTTTATACTCATTTTATATAATGATAAAATATTTTATTTTAAATTAAAATATTTATATATATTATAAAATGTCTGTTGCCGAAAATTCAAAATTCGTTGCTCTTGTCGCTGATAATGGAAGTGAGTTCGTTGCCGAACAAAAAGCAAACTTTACTATTAATCCAGATATCGGATTTGTAAAGGGTCGTGATTGTTATTTATCATTTGATTTATTAAACACTGATAGTAATTCTCGTGTTGCCTCTTTGCCTCCCACCGCAGGGGCATCTGCTGTTATAGAAAGAATGGATATTTATTCATTATCTAACGGCCAATTGCTAGAATCACTTACTAACTATAATTTATGGGCGTCATTAGAAAATCAATATTTAGAAGAAGATGATAAACATATACAAGTTAAACAAGGGACTGATAGTAATTGTCGTGCCTATAATGCTACAACATCATCAACAACTAAATTAAATACTATTAGTGCTAATGGATCTGCTGGTATGCCTCGCTCGTGTTATGATTTAGGCGCTTTAGCTATATCTCAAATATCGTCTGGTGCTGATACAGTATTAGCAACTCAAGATGACGATAATGCTACACAAGATAGTGAAATGGGCGCTAAAAAATTCTCATCAAGAAAATATTGTATCCCACTTAAATCTGGAATTTTCAGTCATTTTGGTGTGAGTGAAAAACTTACTCCAATATTATTATTTGGTGGTCTTAAATTAGAAATTACATTCGCCGAAAATCAAAAGGTTTTACAACATATTTTTAGTGGTAATGGAATTAGCGGAACTAACGTCCCAGTCAAAGCTGATGATTTCGCAAGAGGTATTGATGTATCTTCTGTTGGTGGAACTGGAAACCGAGTCATAACTCTTACTAATGATATTGATGAGGTCGCTTCTCTTGGTATTGCTGTTGGGTCTAAAATGTATGTTAGAGGGACTGGTGGTGCTACAGCAAATACAGATATAGCTTTTGTGGTTGCTGGTCTTCATCGTGGCTCTAACGCCGCTGGGGCAGGTGTGAATGTTAAAAATAAAAAGGTTGTAATTAATACTGACGCTAATATCGGTGCAGTTACGACGGCTCTTAAAATATGGTTTCAGCCATCATCCCCATCATATAAATTAAAGAATGTAGAATTAAAAGTCCTTCAAGTCGTCCCACCCCCAGCAATGCTTAAATCAATTGTAAAAGAAAGTCAATATGATTTTATCTCGTGGGATTGCTTTTTAGATAATTTACCTGAAACAAGTAGAACTCATCAGAGTGAAATAACTTCAGTTGCTTCGGCAGCGAAATGTATATTTACCAATTATATTAAGGTTGCTGGTGATTTAGGTGAAAATGACGCTTATGCTCCAAACTATTATTTAGGTCAACCTCCACACAATACATTTTTAAACTCCGTCCAATATTTTATTAATAATAAACTATATCCGCTCAAACCTTATAACCCACAAGCGAAAAATGATAAAGTAGTTAATTATAATGAAGTTGTTAAGGCTTTTACATCTATAGGATTAAATGTTAAAAGGCTTGGCGATGGTCGTGGTGGAAATCTCAGTGATTATACTAACACTTATCTCCACGCTAGAGAATTGGCTAGAGGCGAACAATTTGTATATAATTTAAAAGATGCTGAGCCACAAATACGATTAGGATTTTCTCAAGAAAGATCGGCCGCTTCAACAGCTCCAAATGGGGGTGCTTCGGTTTCTAATTGCCGAATGGTTAATTGGGTATTCTCAGTTAAATCTATTATGGTGAATAAAGATAATTTACAATTAGTCTTATAGGCAATCCGTTTTTTTGATTTAATTTTAAAATAAAAATATTTTATATATATATAAAATGCCGATTGAAAAGAATTATTTTAGTATTTCGCCGTTAAATGATAATCCATTACAAAGTGCTGGGACAAATGGGGTTGAAGGGGGTTTTTCATTTAAAGAGAGCAACCCAATTATTAAATTTTCCCTCCCCGCTATTGAAAAACTATTAGAAGTTAAATCATTAGTATTATCAGGACAATTCTTTATTAAAGATAGTTCCACTAATGAAGGGTTTGGTAGAGAAACTAATTACACAAATATTAATAATGATAATGGTGCGAATATGACTGCTGAAACAGCAATTAACCTTCCAAATCACGGAGGCGTTCATAATGTTATTGATAAAGTTGTAATTCAAACAAAAAAAACAAATACCGAATTAGTTAATATTCATAATTATTCGTCATATGCTTCCCTTCGTGAGGCATATACTAATAATGATGAGGATTATTTATGGGGTGTAGCACCAAATCGGTCGCTGGCTCTCGGAGCACACGCCAATCATCAAAACCGACTTATGAATATTATTGCTGATAAAACCAAACAAGATTTAAAAATTAATAATAATAAAGAGATTGGGGTTCATTTTAGTATTAGATTAGATATTGATATGCTCCAAAGTGGTAATATTCATTTAGGTCAAGCTTATACAAATGGTTTACTCCTGACGCTTCATCTCGCTCCAGACTCCGCTGTATTACACAACCGATTTAGAGACTCAGTGATCGCTAGTCAAGCGGGCGCTGATACAAGAAACAAAATGTATTGTCTTAGAAACCTTAAATTAGAGGGTAGATATGTTATTCCAACACCACAAGAATTATCTTCATATCCAGCAAATCTTATGATGAACTCGCAAATAAATCTATTAAATGATATTCACGCTGACGAGGATAATAACACTTATACCCCACAACTCAATTCAGTAAAGGCAATGTGTAATTTATATTTAGATAAAGACCAAACTAATAACCTTAATTATCAGCAAAATAATTTCAGATTTCCAGTTGGTATGAAAAAAATAGAACACAAAAAGGATAATTTAAGATTTCCTTTTACATTCCCTTTAAAAGCTCAACCTAATTTTGATACTCAAGTTGAGCTTGGATCTGGTGGTATTAATATGTCGCAAATGTGCCAGTATGAAAACAATTTAGGTGATATTGAATTACGAAAACATTTTGAAAGAGCGCTTCTCGGTGGTAAAGAAGCAGTTAAATCATCAGCAACTCTTCAACGAAGTCAATTAAATCAACAAGCAGATTACGAAGATAGAGCCACAAATTATCGTGGGGCTGGAGCGGCTGGCGGAGGCACAGCAGCCATCGCTGATACTGATGGTGTTGGATCACAAATGTTTCCAGAGCTATTAGGACTTGGTGTTGATTACACTTATGGTATTGGTAATTCTATGGCGTATGTTAATAGGGATTATTCTAATACTGTATTTTCTGGTGTTAATGCTGGTAATACAACGCTTCCAGTTGATAGGCGTAATAAATCAGAGTTAGTCCAATCATTCGTTAAATATAATTCGGTGCTTAACCTTCAAACTCTCGTAAAAACTATGTAAACGTCCTAGACGTCCTTATTTTCCCGCTTTTTTTTCTATTTTATAATTATAATGCCTGAGCCAACAAACAAAGCGTTATATGCTAAAGCTCGTGCTAAATATGCGAATATGAAACACTCAGCTTATAAATCATCATTAGTAGTTAAAGCCTATAAATCTATGGGTGGTAAATATAGTGGATCTAAACCTAAGAAAACTGGATTAACAAGATGGCATAAAGAAGACTGGAGAACTCAAGATGGAAAAAAAACTTATGATGGTAAAAAAAATAAAATATTTAGACCGACTAAAAGAATTACAAAAGATACACCTAAGACTATGGGTGAATTATCAACGAAAGCCAAAGCCAAAGCTATTGCTGAAAAAAAAAAGAAAGGTAGAGTTAAAAAATATTAATTAATATTATGGGACTTAAAGATTTATTAGATAGAATCAAACTTAGTTTTTGTTGTAAATCTAAATGTAGTATAAATGATGTAGTAGAACACGTTGATGATGCTAATGAATGGGTTGATGATATACAAGATGATATACAAGATGTTGTTTCGGCAGTCCAACAATCTCCACTTAGAACTAAAAAACAATACAATTATTATTCAAAAAAAAAATCTGCGTTATAGCTAATGAATCATTTAGAATTATTTAGTGGAACTCATAGTTTTGGTAAGGTATCTAGTGAATTAGGTTTTAATGTGTATTCATTAGATAGAGATTTAGGCGCTGAATGTAAATTAGGAAGTGGTTATATTAGTCAGTATCATTTTAAAGAAGATATTATGACTTGGAATTATAAGCAATATCCAAAAGGATTTTTTAAAATAATAACAGCAAGTCCAGTGTGTTTGTGGTGGTCGCAACTTAGAAAAACTTGGATTGGAAGAAAATTAAAATCACACGGAGATACAATAATAACAAAAGAAATACTAGATGAAGATATGGAAAAATATGGTGTCCCAATGGTGGATAAAATATTTGAGATTATAGATTATTTTGAGCCAGAGTATTATATTATTGAAAATCCTAAAACTGGAAAAATGAAAGAATATATTAATGATTTAATACCTTATTATGATGTTGATTATTGTAAATATTCAGATTGGGGATATAAAAAAACTACTAGATTTTGGACTAATATTGAAGGATTAGTATTTAATAAATGTAATAAAGATTGTGAAAATATGATAGAATGGGAAGGCCAAAAACTACATAAGAATAGAATGGGGACTGGTAAAACTATAATAGATAATGGAAAAATAATTAGGTGTAATTCAAAAGCATTACGAATAAAATATAAATTATATCCAAATATACAAAAACCTGATAACACACTAGGCGTAAGTGAGGGAAGCAATAAATTAGAAAGATATAGAATACCAAGTAAAGTTATTGAAATGTTTTTTAATATTATTATATAGTATATTATGGATTACAAAATATATAAAATTAATAATGGATATAAAGTTGGCCGTAAAGATGGAAAAAGATTATGTGCTAAATATGATAATAGATTATATATAACTCGGCGACCTATGAGGCGTGAAGGCGCTAAAAGATTATTAATGAAATTACAATTAGAAGAGCGTGGAATGACTATGAACGTTAAGAGTAAAAAAAAAAAGTTTTGTGATGGATTTATAAGAATTGATCCAATTAAGACAAAAAGAAAAAAGCAACTTTTTCATAATTTAAATAAAGATTTGGATTTTATTTATGACGAAATTATTTATCTGGATAATGAAATAAAAAGCGGGAAAATAGGGACGATGGGGACGATAGAAAAACCAATATCATATTGCGATGACCCAGACCTATTAAATACCTTCAAGGGTATCTAATATTTTTACATATTCATTTTCAATTTGTAATAATACATTACTCGCCAATTGGTTGTGTTGTTGTAGTATTTCACCAATTTTATATAAAAATTCTTTTACCTTTTCATCTCTAGTTTCGTGTTGATTAATTATTAATTCACTACCATTCAATCTATCAATTAATTCTTCCATTATATTAAATTAAAATATTATAAATATATATAAATGACGAGTGTAAATTTAGTATCCCCAGAAGACAACGGACATCTCTATTCAGTAAGATTTAAAGAGCCACTTATTATTGAGCCTAATTCTAAAGTAAATTTAAATTTCGCTAAATTTAAAAGAAATGGTAATATTTTTTTTAATAACGATCAGACTATAACAATATCAATTAAAGGGGCAATGCCCTCTTTAAAACCTGTATCCCCTTTTGTATCTAATTTGACTTTAGATGATTTAGGTGATGGCGCTGGGGTGCTTACAATCCCTAAAATAAACCCTGATACTGGAAAGGCTGGATATTCTGTAATTGAATTAGATACTAGGATTAAAACCTTATTTGATTCTTTACAATTACGAGATACAGATAAACCTACACAATTATTTCATTATCAAGGACTTTTGGTGGATGAAAAAAAAAGCGATTTAATCCGTATAGGATATTCACAACTCCCCCCACAATTATCACTAGAGGATATAACATTATCTACAGCGGATGTAAGAGGGGGTGGGGCAGCCAACGGCAACGCTTATGAAAAAACCTCAGCAAATCCAGACGATTTATATTATGATAATTATGCTTTATCTCAAGAACATTACAATTTTAATTATAATAGTCCATATAACACTGGCACAAATAGAAATTTAATTCATTGGAGATGTAATAGACCTATAGACACTTTACTTAATGCCGTATCAGTTGGTTTGTATTCTAAAGAAATTGCTGATAGTGATTGGACTGCGACTGCGACGAGTAATACAAGTGCTTTAACTAAAGGGACAAGCACCAATGGTAATGCTTCGGCAAATGGAACTGCGATGACTAATCCAGCAGTATTTTTATCAGGAGCCACACAATTGGCCCACGCTGATGTAGGGAACGCCGCTAATGTAAATGCTCGGCTTGGCGCTTATATAACTTTTGAAATTACTGGCGCTGCTGGTGATAAACCTAAAAGATTTAATATTTATATGAAAACGAAAGATGTTGCTGGCGAACCTTTTATTAATGATATGATTGATGAATTTAAAGGTATGAAACAAGTATTTAGTGAAAGTCTATCCGCAATTTATCCCTCTGGAACGGACACAACATCAGCCCACCCAGAATTCGCCGTTGAAACATACTGGTTGAGAGGTAATGGTAGATTAACAGAGAAAAGTGGGGGAACTGATACTATGTTTTTTAGAGTATATAATATGATTGGATATTCAACACATACAGAAAAAAATTTGGTGTGGGATAGTAGAAGTTTAGGTAGACGAATAGGGGCGATCCAAAGAAGTTTTTTTACGACGCACGGCGGTGGTATGAATGGAGAGTCAACTTTGGGTGGAACAGAAGCACAAAAAACATCAAAAATTAATGCCTCTTTGCCTTTTAATTTAATAGTTTCAGCTCAGAAGCTAGGCGAAGGTTTTGAATTTATAAGAATGTGTGGATTTAATAAAACTGCTAATAATGCGTCGGTCAATAATCCCCACACTTTTATAGCAAGATATCAAATGACCTTTTCAGAAGAACTTGCTAACTATGTTGGTGTTGGTGAATCTCCACGAATAGATCCAAATAATAATGATGATAATGTTGTATCAGTAGCAAGAGAAGAAGCCGAAATAGTAAGGGATACATCATATTCAATATATCTTAAAAACTTACCTATTAAATGTTATAAAAATATACAACAATCATTTATTAATGGAAATAAAAATTCGGTAGGTTTCGTCCAACCAATATTATATGACGTCCCAACTCCGTTTGCTGATAGTGAAATAGTTAATATGGGAAGTGGTGATATTGTAATTGGAACTTTTCAACCAAGCATTAATAAAGTTTTAGATTTAGATAATAATAAAATGGTAATTAATAATTTAGATGTTGAAATCAGAGATACTATAACTAATGAACTTAGTAATGAATTAAGTGGGTCAGTTATAAATTTTACAATTTCTAAACCTTAAATTACTTTTTCTTTAACGTCCTCAACGTCCTTATTTTCCCCCAATTTAATAATATTTTCATTTAAATTTAATCCGTGTGTAATCCACATTGTATTGAACCAACACCCACTCCCATATTTACCCTCTTTATAAAAATTATATCTTTTATGTGGTATAATAAATTGTAGTTTATCAAAATATTTATTTATCCATTTAGAACCTAAGGCGTCTATCGGCATCAATAAAGCAAATGGTTTAGAAAGACTTAGCGCTAATTCAACACTTTCTTTTTTCAAACTAAAAGGAATATTACTTATTAAAATATCAAAATTTTCTGGATGTTGTCTATTAAAGGCATCTTCTTTTTGATTTATACAAAGTTTATTAAGTTTAGCCCATTCAACAATGACTAACCCTTTACAATAAAATGGATCATATATAATGTTATGATTTTTAATATATGGTAATAAATCTGCTAAAACACAGCTGGGGGTTTCATAATCATCATCTTTAAATTTTACACCAGTCCCTCGCATATTTAATGTAGAATTTTTATTCATATAATAAAAATATAATATTAAATTATTTTTCTGGAAACGATGAAAATAGCGGGAATATAAGGACGTTGAGGACGTTAAAATATATTAGTAATATATGAATAAACCAGTTAAGCGCCCCAACACTTTACAAGAACAAATGAAAATTAAACGTTTTGATCCCATAGAATTAAAAGCGTGGAATAGTATTTATAGTGATATTAAATTTAAAAATAAGAAAGTCTGCTCTAAAAACATATTTGAGGGAGAAGTTTGTAAAGACCCCCCACCTAAACCGAAACCGCAAAAAAAAATTGATATTAAAAAAGTCCAAATTGCTAAACCATTTAAAAAAAAGAAAATTAAAAATCCAAAAGTTTTTATTGAAAAAGAAAAAATTAAAAAATAAAATATATCCTTAATATATAAAATGAGTGGAACAATTGCCGATATGTTGGATTATAGCTTAAAAGAAGTGCCACAACAGAGTGAAATTAGAACTGAAACTATTGAACCTAATAACTCTACTACTGATAGCACGAGAGTATTTAAATATACTATAAGAAATGTTGGTTTTCTTGAGGGGACTTCTATGCTTACTTTTAAATTAAAAAGGCTTAGTGGAACTAATGGAAACCTCCGTATTAATATGTGGAATGGGGCTTTAGGTTGTATTAAGAATGCTGTATTAAAGGTTGGTGATTTTGAGATAAATAACTGCCAAGACGTTGATAGAATTGCTACTCTTATGAATTTAAATCAATCTGTTTTACAACGACGAAATGTTATGGGTCATTACTTAGGAAATTCAATGGAATTAGAAGTTAATAAATCTGGCGCTGTCGCCGCCCATACTAACGCCCCAAATGGGACGCCTTCAGTTCAAGGGCAAATATTTTTAGATGAAACCCATAGTGGACTTAATTTTGGAACTAATACTGATGGGACTGGTAAAGTTATTAATTCATTATCTATTAATAGTGATACAACCCTTAATGAAAAATTTGGTATCCCACTCAATATGATTTTCCCTTGTTTAAAGGGTCGGTCGCTTCCGCTTTTCTTATTCACGGATTACAATATCCAAATTGAATTTGAAATGAATTTTGCTGATCGGTTCGCATACAATCTCGGTAAAACTTTTGATGGCGGACACACACACACCGACTATATGGCTTTGAGTGATAATGTTGGATTTGCTAATGTTGAATTAGTTGTTGATTATTTACTCCCACCTTCTTCGGTTATTAATAATTATATAGAACAAACTTCTAGTAGTGGCGGATACAGATTTGAATTCCCACAAATCGCCGTTGTTAAGAAAAAACTTCCAGCGGTATCCACATCTAAAGAATTACAAGAGGTAGAACACAGATTAGGTCAAACTGGTAAAGAAGTCCATAATATTATTCAGATGAAACGATTTACTGATTTTAAAGATAAGAATGGCTCAAGTATAGCACTAACAACAGCGACAACAACTAACGCATCATCAACACTAACCGCTGTTTCAAGTTTGGATGGTATTTCAGCAAACGCTAAAATAACTGGAACTAATATTCAAGCAAATACATTTGTTAAGTCAGTCCAAGTGGTTGCTGGTGATAATCAAATAACTCTTATGGGTAGTGATGGGGCAGCTAGAAACGCAAGTGGCGGTGGAGCACAAACCGATGTTGTAATTGTTAATCCATCGGCCCACGGATTAAATAGGCGAATATTACAAGGTCAATCTATTGATGGTATTGATGAAGAAGAATATAATGTAGAGGTGAATGGCCTAGATGTTTTCCCACAATTTATTTACAATAATGCTTCTCAATATGATAAAATGTCTAATGTATTAGATGGTGATATGATAGTCCCACGACCGATGTATTTTACAGACCCTAATTCAGTCCAACAACGTCTCGCACCTATTAATGAAGGTTTAATTGCTAATTATAAACCACTCGGCGTTGATCTCCGAAATGGTAATGATGCTATAGTCGGTGGTGGAACTGTAATTAATAGTGGCTCTCCACTCATATTTAAATACAAACGAAAACCTAAATCTAACTCTTATCAAGGAAATGATATTGATATGCGAAAAGAAATGGATGTTGATTATTATATTACACACGCTAGGGTGGTTGTTGTTAAAAAACTACCAAAAGGCACGCAAGTTATGGTTTCGTCCTAGACGTCCTTATTTTCCCACTAATTTAGTCATTAATGATTATTAAAATTATTTAATATTTTCTGTTATATATTATATATGACTACTAAATCTTTCTTCGTGGATATTAATAGATATTCGGCCCAAGATAATGAAAGCGCTACTACAAATATATGGGATTACAAATTAAATGATACTATATTAGCACCAGCAGGAAGTCAAATATCAATTGAAAACGCTTTTATAAATCAGAAGGGTATTACAGGTCAGAGTATAGAATTTGAAGAAGATTTTATTGAAACGATACAATATTATGCTTATATATCGGAAGATCAACAATCAGTCCCATCAGTCCAGCCATCATCAAGTATTAATATTGGAACAACTGGCACTTTATATGATGATTTATTAAATAATTTAGGTGATACAAAAAGAACAAATCTTTATTTGATGAATGACGAAGGAGATATAGCAGCCAATACTTATGGAGCGTTGAACGGATTTCAGTTAGGAGGCAGTCAAACACCATTAATATTATCTACAAGGCCTTTTAAACCAACCGCCACAACAACAACTATTAATATTAATGCTGTATGCGTGGCGGACTCATTTGAACTTACTGTAAATACTACTGGTATTGAAGTGGGTATGTCTATAACAACACTAGTGGCTGATAGATTAGATATAGGTGTTAGAGTAATGGAGATATTATCTCTTACAAAACTTAGAATGAATAGATTACCAATTGCGGATTCTGGACTTTCTGGCTTCGCAGCCATTTTTAAAAATAATGATGATTACGTCGTTCAACCGACACCTTTATCCGCTTTTATAACTATTAAAAAGGGTGTGTATGGGATTCAACAATTAACTAATATTATTAATAGGCAATTTAATAACCAATATAAAAATGGAACAACTATACCACAATCTAATGTTGAAGCAGCCACGGCAGCTAGAAATTGGGACGGAACTTTAAATGATGGGAATAGCGGATTTACACACCAAATAACGCCAATATCTATGAGACCTAGTCCTGATGGAGTATGGCGTAGAGAATTTGATGAAACAGACAACAACACAATCCCTAGTCATTGCTTTATCCCAGCGTGGGATTATGCTAATGTTAGAAATAATTTTAGACCTTTTCAGAAACCAACCCAAATTAATTATAGTAAAAGAGCAGATGAAACAGATACGGAAAACAAAGGGCCAATATATTTTTTACAAAATAATGATAAATTAGGAATATATAATCAACAAAAATATGAGGTGCTTTTAACAAAAGGTTCAGCCGCTTTTGAGATAGGGAGTAGACACGGACTTTCAACTGGATTAAGAGTTGAGGGTGCTGGTATACAAAAAGGGACGACTATTACAAATGTTAGTGGGACTGGAGATAAAGATATAACTTTATCTAAAGTGGTATTAAAAACTGGGAATATAGAATTATATTTTTATGATGATAACCCTTCTTTTTCAAATTTCGCCAATCAAGAATTAAAAGATGTATTAGATTATCAGATTGGAGTGCGAGGATTAATGGTTGGAGCGCCAGAAGTAAATATTCAATTTGATACTGATAGTTCGGCTTTCTCTATAAATAATTTACACGCATCATATAGGGTTGGATCACACGATATATTTGGGACTGAAAACGCTTCCGCAGGTAAAACTGGGGTGGGATTAAAAAGAATTGCTGAAATATTTGACGTTCAACCCTATGGGGCAGTCCAAAGTGTATGGGGTAGCGCTGGAGCGGCCCCAGCCCACACAGGGACAACTATTAATGGTAAAAATGTTATACACAATTTAACATTAACCTCTAGTGGTTCTAGAAATATAGATAATATTGCTGTTGGAGCAACTATCGTAAGTGATGGCTTCCCATTAGTGGATGGAGTTGCTGCTGTTATTACAGCTGTGAGTTCATTAATAACAATTGGATCAGATTTATATGAGTTTGCGGTTTTAGTTGATAGAAACGCAAC